AACAGTATATAAGTGGGCAGATATGTTATACTTTCAGAAATTCTTAGGATCAATAAGAGGGATGAGTTCTTCATGGTTTGAGGACAATGTGTTCTCAGAAGTTCCAAAGGAAGACTCGCTGAAAGTTTTGATTATGAGACGCTATTCGGCTTATCAGTGGACATTTGGAAAGGAGAATGGACATTTAAATATGATCTCACAGAGTGAGAATTTGTATCCACGGAAATGGGCTGATTGTGTCTTACAGACATCACGCAAGGTGAAAGATCCACCTTCTTGTGCAGTTATGCCTATGAAACACATAAATAAAGCAATAGATTTGTTGTATCATTGGTTGGGGACAAAACATTTATTTAATTCAGTGGAGTCTAAGCTGGATGTGGATGTTTTGAAAGGATCCTATTTAGGATCTTCAGAGGGATATAATGAAGATGACCCTCGAGAGATAGTCACACCTCAGGGACAAAAAGTGACAGTAACCTCTTGTGCACAGAAAGTGGAGATGATGCAGGCAAATTTGAATTGTGTACAGTCAGTGTTGAGAGGAGAAGAACCTCCACAGATGTATACTAAGTCAGTTCCAAAAATTGAGAACATACCTTCATTTGATGTGCCTAAGGCACAGTGGTCAGCAAAGGAACATAAGGTTCGTATGTTTCAGATCATGTGTGGAAAGTTTGTGTTGTTTGAGAGATTGATTTCGAAAATTAGACACATGATAGAGAGAGGAGGGCCTATAACAATAGGACATAAGTGGCCATATGGAGGTATGGATCGTTTGCGGAAATTATTGAAGATTCTTCCAGGGCAGATCTTTCTTAAGATATTGGTAGAAGGAGATGTGAAGAAGTTTGATTATGGAGTTTGGGCAAAGTTTGTCGACTTATTTTATTCATCAATGTTAATCTATGAGAAACCCAATGGACCTCATTATTGGGCAAAAAAGAAACTGTTGAAAGTAGTTATTGGTGAAGTTCTTTGTAGGGTTACCCACATGTTTGGCCCTGTATGGGGTCAAGTTGTGGGGGGAGTCCCTAGTGGCTGTTATAATACCTCGCACATGGATTCCTGGGTAATGTTATTGTGGATTGCACTTTTTTGCATTTACCAGGTAGTAGAGGCTCCATTAGATAAGCAAGAGAAATTGGAACAGATAGTGATGGAGTTTTTTTTGCATCGATAACTTATGGAGATGACTTCCTATATAATATGACTGAGGATGTTGATTCCCAGATATATTTTTCAGGGGAGGCATTTGCCAATTTTATGAAACAATATTTTGATGTTGATGTGCGAGATATAATGACTGGAGTACCTCTTTGTTCAGTACAGAAAGATGGGTACTTGGTTAGTCGTGGAGCAACGTTTCTACGTCATCAAGCAGTGGAGAATCCTCTTTTTGGAAAGGGGCAGCAATGTCAGTTGTTGCCCTATAGAGAGAGTAGAGAGTTTTTAGTTCGAGCGGCATATGGTCGCACTCCACGGGTACGAGATTGTTTTGATGTGATTTTATCAACAATAGGTCATGCATATGGAACATATGGTTCGAATTGGGATGCATACGATAGGCTTTTTTATATATTTGATGGATGTTGTAAGGTTTTGGGTGTCCAGCATACGGAAGTAGGGGGGACGATTTCACGACGATTGACTACAGATGATATTAGGGATATGAGAAGGAAAGGAATAAGTCCAAAGGATATATTGAATGGGTTTCCAACTAGATCAGAGTTAATGAGTCGAAATGAGTGGAGACCTGAATATCATTCTTTTGCCTTTGCAGTTGAGGAAAGTTACGGTGCTACAGAATTTGGAGAAGATTGGTGATTAGGAGGAATT